GGTACATGCGACCCGGCGAAAGAGAACTGCTCCACCGGCCCCGAAGGCCCCGGCGGCGAACTCAAGGAACCCACGCCTGGCACCTGGGATGACGCCATCGCCACCTGGGAAAAGAAGGTCGAGGAAGCCAAGAAAGAACTCAAGACCAAGGTGAAAGCCAACGTCGACAGGATGAAGGGTGCCTTCGACCTCAACCTGGCGGAAGGCGGCGGGCAACTGCCCTGCGAGCCCATGACCATTTGGGGCAAGTCCTACTCCCTCTGTATCTCCGACTACGCCGGCCAACTCTCCAGCCTGCGCGTGGCGCTGCTGCTAATGGCCGCGCTGATCGCCGCCCTCATTCTGCTGAAGGACTGACCCTATGGAATGGCTCTCCGGTTTTCTCGATCAGATCATCGCCTTCTTCCAGTGGATCTGGGATTTCTTCGCCCAAGGCATCTATGACTTCGTGCGCGACGGCCTGGTGGTCGCCACCAAGGCGTCGATGTACGCCGCGCTCCAGACCCTGATCCTGCTGATCGATGTCAGCTACACCGCCGCCCGCGAACTGATCGACAGCCTTGGCGTGCCGCAGATGATCCGCAGCATGTACGCCGCGCTGCCGGGTCCGATTGCGGCGGGTCTGGCCTTCTTCGGCGTGCCGCAGGCGCTGAACATCATCATGGTCGCGGCGGCGACGCGCTTCTGCATGCGCTTCGTGCCGTTCATTGGGAGGTGATCCGTGTCGATCAAGATCCACCACGGCCCCAATGGCTCCTACAAGACCTCCGGCGCGATCCAAGATGACGCCGTGCCCGCGCTGAAAGACGGGCGGGTGATCATCACCAACGTGCGCGGCTTCACCCTGGAGCGGGCCTATCAGGTCTTCCCGGACCTGCCCAACACGGCGGAAATCATCAACCTCGATCTGGAGTCGCTGGAAGACCTCGAAAAGATGCGCGCGTGGTTCCAGTGGGCGCCCCGCGGTGCCTTCCTGATCTTCGACGAAACCCAACTGCTGTTTCCCAAGTCCTGGCGGGAAAAAGACCTCGAGCGCTTCGACTACCCCGGCGGACCGGAAGCGGCCCACGCGGCCGACCGCCCCATGGGCTGGCTCGACGCCTGGACCCGGCACCGGCATTTCAACTGGGACATTGTCCTCACCACGCCGAACATCTCCTACATCCGCGACGACATCCGCATGACCTGCGAGATGGCCTACAAGCATTCCAACCTCGCGGTGATCGGCATCCCTGGCCGCTACAAGGAGGCCCAGCATGACGCCCAACTCAACCGTCCGCCCGCCGATGGCACCATCATCGAATACAAGCGGATCCGAAAGCAGACCTTCGCCCTCTACCAGTCCACGGCCACCGGCAAGACCCAAGACACCAAGGCGGGCAAGAGCCTCTTCCGGTCGCCTAAGCTGGTTCTTCTACTGGCATTGCTGGCCGGCACTATTGGCTTTGTCTGGTATATGGGGCCTCTGCGCACGATTGGCGCTCCGGCTGCTGCGACACCTGCCGACGCTCCTGGCGACCCTGCTCAAGCCCCTGCTGCGCCCGCTGCTGTGGCTGCTCCAACGCGTCCTGCTGCGAATAGCTTTCTTCCTCCTGGGCTTGTACCTGATGGGCCTGCTGCTGCGCCTGTTGATCTGAACGCCCATCCCTTCGCCGATCGGCGGATCTCCATCCTTGCCCACGCCTACCGCCAGTCGCGGGGCGATATCTACATGTTCGCCCTGGACGATCCCACGGGCCGGCACCTGGAACTCACCAGTTGGCAACTGATCGGCTCCGGCTACCGGGTGACGCCCAAGGGCGAGTGCGTCGTAGAGCTTCGCTATGAGGACTGGAAACAGACCGTCACCTGTGCCGGGAGGCAGGCCGGCGCGGTGGCCAGCATCGCTCCGGCAGCGCCTGTTGCCGCCTCCGCAGACGCACCGGCCAGGGGCCAGTCGCCGCTGACCATCGTCCCCGATTCCGAATACGCCTCGCGGCCCTGGAGGCACAAATGATCGATTGGGAATTTCTCGTCCCGGTGGCGATGGGCTGGGCGCTGCATCACTGGTGGTCGGTGATGACGGCGCTAGCGGCGGTAGGGGTGCCGCCATGAGGGGCGGGCCGCGCCGCCGGCCGGGAGCGCAAGGCATGAGCGATAGGCCGAAGGCGCGGCCGACGCCCCTGTAACACGTCAGATAAGCCACCTATTGCGGTTTCAATTCGTACCAATTTGGATCGTTAAAGATGAAGAAAATCAGCCATCAAATTCGCGTCAGTATCGAGTCGGACGGTCAGGTCTTGGAAAGCCCGAAAGGGCGGTTGTTCTTCGACGACACCACGGCTCAATTCACCGACCTGTCAGGCGTGCGCATTCTGCGGTGCGGCGTGGATACGGTGCGGCAGTTGTACAACGGCAAACTCCGGCCGGAAGTCATGGCGCTGTTTGACCTCTCGGTGGATGTGGTCGAGTTCGCCGGCTACGAGTGGTCCAAGGGCCGTATCGGTCGCGACTCCGGCTATCAGTACCGCCTGCAGAACGCTGAAATGGGTCTGATCCTGCTAATCAAGAATCACAACATCAAGGTCGACACCATTGGCTCGCACCTCAAGATCGAGGTATCGCCTCACGCCCTCGATGGCGCCGATCCGCGCATCCTCCAGGGCGTGCTGGATGATTTGGCCGCTGCCGTGCTGAGTCACTGCGAAACCAACCAAGCCGCTGTGCATATCGCCTTGGATGTGCAGGGCTGGAAACCGCCTCGCGATCTGGTGGACCGCATGCATTGTCGCTCGCGTCGGGTGCGACAAATCAGTGGGATCGAGCGGATCGAATTCGACGGCAACGCCTCGGTCTACGGGCGTGGCGAGACGTACATGTTCGGCTCGGCCAACGGCCTGCAACTGTCGATCTATAACAAGACCCTCCAGGCTCGGGCCACCGACAAGCTCGACTATTGGGAAAGCGTGTGGGCGACCCTGAACGGGGATCCGTTCGGCGATGGCGACCCGGCCTATAACCCCTTGGAAACGGTGTGGCGGCTCGAATTCCGTTTCCATCACTCCATCGTCCAGCAGTTCTCCGAAGGCTCGCGCAAGGCTTCGGGGGAGGTCATCGGCTGCCGCACCTATGAGGGCCTCTGCCCGCACCTGCAAGGGCTGTGGAACTATGCCTGCGAAAGCTTCAAGCTGCTGAGCCGGACGGCGGTCTACGATCCTTTCTGGAGCCTGATCAGCCAGGACGCCCGCGTCCAGGTCGAGTGCGATCCGCTGATCGAGCGCACCGAGTATCGGCGCTACTACAAGACCGCCAAGGGCTTCAGCGGGCGTAACTGCGAGATGTTCCTTGGCCAGTTCGTGAGCCTGATCGCGCGGGAGCGTGTCCCGGCAAAAAAGGCTATTGAGTCCGCCCGCAAATTGGAGTTCTGGCACGTTATCGAAGACCACTATCTCGCCAAGGGTTGGACTCGTCGCGATCTGGAAAGGCATATACACAAGCTGATGTGTGATCGGTATCTGCGGCGGGGGTATGCCGTCTAATGTCGATCACCAAGCTCCCCGATGGCCGTTGGTTCGTCGATGTAGAACCGATCAAGGGCAAGCGCTTTCGCAAGCGGTTCAAGACCAAGATGGAGGCGCAGCAATTCGAGGCCACTGCGCGTCAGAAGTGTGCGGAGAACCCCAGCTGGACGCTCAAGCCGAAGGACCGTCGGCGTCTCTCCGAGTTGGTCGAACTCTGGTATGAACTGCACGGCCAGACCCTGAGCAACGGGCATCGTTGCGTGGCGATTCTGAGGTTGGTGGCAAAGGACCTGGGCGACCCGGTCGCTGTCTCCCTGGAGCCTGCGAAAGTGGCTCGGTTGCGTAGCCGACAGATAGCCAATGGCATGTCGGGCAAGACCGCGAATAACCGTCTTGGCTACCTCAAGTCCATGTACAACGAATTGCGCCAACTCGGCGTCATTGACTATGAGAATCCTGTGGGGCGCATGCGGCCGCTCAAGCTTCAGGAAAGACCGCTGTCGTACCTGACCAAGCAACAGGTGTCCGAACTGCTTACGGCCCTGGATGCGCGCACCACGTCGCCACATCCGAAGATGGTCGCTCGTATCTGCCTCGCGACAGGGGCACGATGGGGTGAGGCTCAGGCGCTGACGCCGGAACGTCTGAAAGGTAATACGGTGATCTTCGCCAACACCAAGTCCAAGCGTGTGCGCTCGGTGCCGATCTCGGAACAATTGGCCGCCGACATTCGCCGGCATTGGCAGACCCACGGGCCCTTCACGAACTGCCTTGGCGTGTTCCGCCTAGTGCTGCTGTCGACCTCGATCAAGCTGCCGAAGGGGCAGGCCAGCCACGTACTGCGCCATACGTTCGCCAGTCACTTCATCATGAACGGTGGGCACATCGTGACCCTACAGCACATCCTGGGGCACGCCTCGTTATCGATGACGATGCGCTATGCGCATCTATCGGAAGAGCATCTATCCGAAGCTGTGAAATTGAATCCGCTTAACGTTATCCGTGCTGGGTAGGTTGCAATAGGACAGGATCGGGATCGCTCTGCGGCCAGAATACAAGGCCAAACGGGTCTGTTTTAACGAGAATTCCTGGCTCGTTGACTTGCCATTGGTTCATGTCTTCGGCTGTGACGATTATTGCCTCAACGGTTCCAGTTGTTTGGCCGGATTCAATTAAGACTGCATCGCCGATCTTTATCTGTTTGCCGCAAAGATAATGCATGTGGGGATTCCTTTCCGCGATGGCTACGGATGCATTATCGACAGTTTTTCGACACGTTTCCGACCCCTAAAAGGCAAAACCCCCGAAAACGCAATGTTTTCAGGGGTTTAGCTATGGAATCTGGAGCGGGTGAAGGGAACATCACGCCGCACTCAACCCGTTGATTAATAACGAGTTTCTCCCATGAGCACCATGGAATTAGACCGGATTATGTACCAGTCTCACCTTCTACGGCAAAGGCCAGGTTGGTGCCGCCCCTCCCAATCTCTAAGCGGTGGTGCGCCAGCCTTCCACACGGCTCTGGTTACTTTGCCCCAGAAGGCACCACAGTCGCGGGGCGCGATCAGATCCGCCAGTCTGCAGCAGCACACTCACCAGCTCGGTCTCGGCATGCGTCGCATCGCCGCCATCGGGCCGGTGCATGGTCGCGGGCGAGACTTGAGGTATCCGATCGCCGTTATTGCTATGGTCGACGCGACGGATTGCAACGGCAAAGAATCGTCGGCACCGTTGGCCGCCAAAATCTCCTAGAAACCACCTGCTTTCAGCTTCCAAGCCTGCGCTACCGTCCGAGCCCAATTAGGATGGAATCTGCGATAGCGCTTGCCTCAACACCTCAATCACGCCCTTGTGCGGCAGGTACCCAATGATGCCATGCGCATTGATGGTCGTGTTGTCGACGGTACCGTCGTTCCCGATTCCCTCTGCGAAGTTCTCCTTGGTAAGGGGCTTTCCGAGTGCAACGAAATCGGAGGGGTCATAGAAGTTCTCCCACTTCTGGACAAATCTTGCCCTTCGTCGCGGGACACCCAACTTCGCTTTGAACGCATCCAGCCCGAGGGGCGATCCCATGGTAATCAGCAGAGGGACCTGAACCCCGGCACTGACAGCGTCCATCTCTCGCAGTAGCTTGAAAGCGATGACAGTTCCGAGTGAGTGAGTAATCAGTATTTGAGGACTACGCTGCAGGTAAGGGCGAACGATATCGTCGACCGCCTTGGCCGCTTTTGGCGAGGAAAGGTAGGTATGGCCTTGTCGCACGAGCCGAAGCAGGAGCGCGCCCTTGGCAGGGGAAATCTTCTCGACCACGCGCATGAGACCCACGAGGCGTCTTGCGATGAAGTTGTCCATCGGCACGGCAATGTTCCCCGACTCTTCGATGGCAGCGTCGATCTGGGCCTCATCGATGTCATGATCGCCAGCGAACTCCTCCATAACAGCGCTGAGGAACTTCAGTTCATCAGCGTCGCCGATATCGACTGCTGTGGATTCAGCTCCCATGCCGACAGCGACTTTGGTCTTGCGGTTCGTCCAATCCGCGAGAGTCGTCCCGTAGTAGGCCATCTCGACTGAGGCGCCGGCAAGCAAGCCAGGCTGAACAGCATGAAGAGACTCAGTCCACTTTTGCAGGAGTTCTTCCTTCGTTGAGCCTTCTTGCCCGATCCCGTGAATCATCAGCACATTCATCTGCTTTCCTCCAAGTTGAATTTTTGTACCAAGATACGCGCGCCTTCTGCTTTGAATGACGAGAACTGGGATGGCAGGAGAAAAGCAGCGACGTCACCTAAATTTTCCGCAACTGCCTTCTCCTCTGGTTCCGGGTTTTCCATGAATTGCCATCCTTGGCGCAGCCAAGGCCATAGACCGGCGATCTCTCCCTCGACGGGGTGGGTCGCACTGGTTACCCATCCGGGTAACTTTTGATTTGCAGCTGAATATGGTCGCTCCCTGACTGGCGGAACTTCTGTCACCAAGCTGCCGTGGCCGGAGTCGGTGCTTTGGAGTAATCCCATGAACGCCACGTCGAATGGAATGGCCTGTCCGTAATCGCAGTAAAAAAACGCCATGCGCCGAATACTGTCGATGTCTCCACTATAGTCATAAAGATAGCTGGCGATGGCTCCCAGTGTCGGGTTGACGTGCTTGGCAGAACGGAGCCGCGCCGCGATATCGTCCACCTGATCTGCAGCAAGATTGCCGGCCTGAAGGTCCACAATCGTCTCGATGTAAGTGCTTAGTGGATCCAGTCCCCAGTCCCATCGGGAAACACAGGTCCAGTTGATCTCGTTTCTTCCGTCGCGAACAAGAAAAGTGACCAGCATCGGATAAACGACAGCCGATGCAAAAACGCCATCCTCGAATTCGACCAGTATTTGAATGGCCCCTTGATTCTTGCTGCTCACCCGGTAGTGTGTGACGCCGTCTTCCATGAGACATTTCTCAACGGAAGACGTACTCCAGATCGCCTTTGGCACCGCACCGCGGATAGACAGGTTGAAATCACGGACGTCGGCCTTTCTCTGGATTGAGAGTCCGTCTCGGATGTGCCGCGTGAGTAATCGCGCTTGGAGAGGGCGCGAAAACTCTTTGATGCCGGGAAGTCTGAATTGCGGCTCTCTACCGCCACCATCCGGCTCCTGAACCACCTCAGGTGGTGCCGGCCACTTGGGTGGAGGTAGCCCATGTGGGCTGCCTCCACGCTGAAAGTAGACTGCATGCTCGCGGGGTATGCCGGTGGCGCAATCTGGCTTGCACTGGAGGTCGTAGATTTCTCCGATTTCCCGCAATCGGTCTTTGGAGAACAAGGCCAGTGATTCGGGTATTACGCAGTCGGGAAGGTATTTGTCAAACGCTTCATCCCTGAAGCCGCAAAGGCCTTCGATCAAGACGGTGGAGAACACGCATCGATCAGGTGCCTTGCCGTCCCCTTTCAGCATATACGCCTGTTGACCATCTACCACCGCATTGAAGCGATCGATGATCGGTGCCTGTGCTTCGTATGGCCCTCGTGGAAGCACGGGATCACCAAAAATGTCAGCAGTATCTATGTCTGCCGGTAGCGAGCGGCAAGCATCACCAAAGATCGTCAGGCTCCTGATGCCGTGTCTGTAGAGTTGTCTCTTTAGCCCTTCCACAGAGATGGCACGAGTTTCGTCAAACCAATCGCTTGGGAGCCACATATTCTGTTCAGCCCCGGAGCGAAATCCATGCCCAGCGAAGTGCAGGACAAAGAGCTCCACCTCGTCGTTGGAAGCGAGCATCTCCTTCAGCGATTCTCGAATACGCTGAATGGTGACGCGTGTCTCACCCTCATCAGTGATCACCTCCGTGGTGAATCCGGCTTGGCGCGCCCAATCTCCCATTTCGTGTGCCGCCGTAATAGCTCCCGGCAAGTATGAAAGTGGGGGAGCCTTCGATACCCCAATCGTCAGACACAGCTTCACGGTTGTCCCCTCCGGCAATGCGCCAATTTAATCGCTTCGTCGAAAGTAGATCGTACAAGCACGATCACGTTGTCGTCGCCCCTGTATCGCTTGAGGCCTTCGTCCGATGAGAGTCGTGACGCCAAGAGCCGCGCGCTTGCGCCAGCATGTCACTGCGTGTTGCGCTTGATGTCTGGCCTCTCAGGTGAGGATGCAGGGGGACCATGATCGGCTTTTCTGTTACTTCGGTTGCCCGCAATAGAACGGTTGATGTCCTGAAATTTGTCGGCGAATCGGTGAATCGATGGCATTCGCCTGTCATTTCTTCTTGATCTGAACGAAGACCCATGCCGTCTGGCTCGATGCCTCATCGTTGCCCGTCGAGGCGGCATCGCCGCGCCCGGTGCCACCCGAACCGCGTCTGCTGAAAGACCATCGGCGTCCGACATGCGGGTGATGCCCAGACATGAGGGCGCAGAGACTGAATGCGTCTTTCGCCGCGATGGCATCTGTAGCAAAACCTCACTACCAAGCCTCCCCGTCATGGGCGAGAAACATCTTGAAGCATACCGCCACGCAGAGGCTCGGTGTTGGTGGACAAGGTGCCACATCGACTGGTTGCTGGGGTGAGCATTGCAGCCATTCGCCGTCACTACAACCTTTCCACAAGCCAAGTCGCCACCGCTCCGCGCCGCGAAGGTGTGGATGGCGTCGACCAGACCACGAGAAAAGCCGATGTCCTGAACCCGTTCACCAGGGAGTAGCCCATGAGAAAGTCATCTTCTTCCGGCGCCCAAGCCAAGGTCTTCTATCGTCCGATCGAGGCGGCCATCCAGTGGGCGGGACTGTCACGCTTCGAGCGCCGTATCCTCGATGTCGCCAAGGGGATGAACCGGCTGCCGGAGCACGCTGCGCTGGCGCGCTGGCCACAGCTTCGCCTGAACGCGGAACGGATCTACGACGCACTGGTGCATCTCGACCTTCCCTACGGCAAGGATGGCCTCACGAGCAACGATCCCGCCTTGCTCGATGATCCTGGCCTCACGATCCGCCACGTCGATCTGAAGGCTTGGATGATCCGTTTCTATCCCGACCAGCGACCGGCATTCCTGTTCGATGCCTTCGAGCGTCACCTGCATCCGGCCGTCAGTGTCGATGCCGTGCAGGCACTGGTCATGGATCGCGAGGCGTTAAAGCTCCAGCTTGCCGACAAGGTGCAGGCCTGGGACGCGCTCTATGAGCAGTTCCAGACGCTCAGCCAGGAGCACCAGGCGCGCACGGAGCGCGAGAAGCGATCCGGGATGCCGGGCGCCCGCAGTGAATCCACCTACCTGAACATCGTTGGCGGTCTTCTGACCCTCCTGTTGGGCAAGTCACCCAATGGCGTTCCCTATTCGTCTTTCGAGACGCTGGAATCGGTCATCAATGCGCTGGTTGCCCATTACGGCGACAAATCCGGAATCAGCGAGCGAACGCTGTGGGCGAAGTTTTCGGCAGCCAAGCGTCATCTCGCTACCCAGGACCGCTGACTGCAAGTGCAGACGGCGTGTCTGCACTTGCGGTGACCGCGCGGGAACCGCGCTATTGAATACGGGGCACTTCCATCACCGCCGCTACACAGCGCCAAGGAGTGTCCCTCGTGACTGCCCAGACCATCGCCACCGCGACGCCGAACGAACACCGCATCCTGCGCCGCGCGGAAGTCGAGGCCAAGACCGGCTTCAAACGCGCCCACATCTACAACCTGATCAAGGAGGGCAAGTTTCCTAAGCCCCTGCGCCTCGGGGTACGCGCCATCGGATGGGATTCGGTGGAGATCGATCAGTGGATCACCGATCGACTCAGGGAGCGGGCGTGAGCCCGCGCCCCCCGGAATCCCTTCCACGAGGAGTCGCACCATGCAGGTGGTATCCATCATTTCGACCAAGGGTGGCGTCGGCAAGACGACCACCGCAGCGAACCTGGGCGGCTTCATCGCCGATGCGGGACTGCGCGTGCTGCTGCTGGACCTGGACGTACAGCCCACCTTGTCGAGCTACTTCACGCTCGGCACGCATGCGCCTGCCGGCATCTATGAGATGCTGGCCTTCAATGAGCAGCGTATCGAGCAATTGGCTTCGCAGACCGCTGTGGCGGGTCTCGACCTGGTGGTGTCGAACGACCATCGCGGCGAACTGAACACACTGCTGCTGCACGCACCCGACGGTCGGCTGCGCCTGCGTCACCTGCTCCCCGCGCTGGCGTCGCACTACGACCTGCTGCTGATCGATACCCAGGGAGCGCGCAGTGTGCTGCTGGAAATGGCGGTACTGGCCTCCAGTCTGGCGCTGTCACCGGTGACGCCGGAAATCCTGGCGGCGCGTGAGCTGAGGCGCGGCACGCTGCAACTGATCGAGGACATCGCTCCGTATCGGCACCTCGGCATCGAGCCGCCACCGCTGCGCTTGCTCATCAACCGTGTGCATCCGGTTTCTTCGAACGCCCGACTGATCCAGCAGGCCCTGCGACAAGTGTTCCAGGCGCACGCTGGCATACAGGTCCTGAGCACCGACGTCCCGGCCATCGAAGCCTACCCACGTGCCGCAACACGGGGGCTGCCAGTGCATCGCGTCGAATACCGGCAACCAGTGGGCCGTACTGCGCCTGCGGCGTTGGAGACGATGCGTGCGCTGGCTGGCGAGCTGTTCCCGGCATGGCGGGAGCGCTTTGCATGCGTTACCGGCAGAGGCCGCGCAGGAGGAGCCAGTCATGGCGATCGCGCATGAACTGGCCCGCGGCCATGCGCGGCTACGCGCGCTGATCGAGTTCGCGCTGGGCGAAGGTTGGCACGTGAAACGCACGCGCGGCGGGCACCTGATGTTCACCAAGCCCGGCTGCGCCGCGATCTATACCAGCTCGACTGCGAGCGATCACCGCGCCAGCCGCAACGCACGCGCGCAGCTTCGCCGCGCCGATCGACAGGCACTGACGGCATCTCGGGAGAGCAGCGATGGCTGA